GACCAACTTGGAAGTAAAACTTCATATCAGGCGCTGCTGCTCGATAAATCAAGCATGTTGTATTTTGTGTTGTGATCCCTACTGCGCTGGCAGTATTATTCCTTGGATATTGAAGGGGATCTGGCACAGAGGTGTTTTCAACCAGTGCCACTTTTGCCGTAGCAGAGTACGGTAAATGTACACAAAGTGGCTGCAAAGCTGCGTGAGTTGACATAACTGACGGCAGATTTGTAGCGGGAATCATTCGAATAAATGCATTTGAGGCAGACTCCATTTTATATTGCGGAATACTCGAACCAATATTTATTGCTCCAGCAACTGCTAATATGTTATCAAACGTATATTTTGCATTTGTTGGTGCGAAAATTGGTAAAGCCATAGCAATATAAATATAACCACCACGTCGAAATCTAAACATTTGATTGTACCAATCATAGTACGGAAATGTTTGTGGTTCATTCGTGGTAATTTCATAGGAGGCACCCACCAAAAATGTACTTGACGAGGCATAAGTATTACCATACACAATGTTTCTATCAGTAGGCACTAGAGACCTAAGAACGCTTTCTTTGAAAACATTCCCTGGACCCAATCCTCCAACAGGCGAGATTGTAGCAAATGCAGATGCAAGAGTTGCCTCTTGTATTGCACTTGGTGTCTCGACAACGTCACCAAAAACCAATGGTACAATATTGTCTGCATTACCAGAAGCAGTACTTCTTGATGTGGTTGCCACTTGAGCAATACCACCAAAAACAGCTGTTGTTGGTGTAGACAGATTGAAAGTGATTGGTGCTGACATTGAATACAGTTTGAAATCTTTACCTGCACTCACCCACAAATTTAAATAAATTGGCGGAATAGGTGTTTCCTTATACGTCAATTCATTTAAAACACGAAAGAACAAAACACCATTTCCAGAATCAGTAGTGACTGATTGCCTATCAACAGGTAATACTGGAAAAGGTGAATTCCACGGAATTTCAAATTCAATTTCCGAATCACATTGTAAATCAATGATGTGCGATGTCATTTCATACGTGGGATCAACTCCCATTGTTGAC